AATAGTAGTCTTACCCACACCGGCCGAACCACACAATAGCATGTTTTGTATTTCATCTTTTTCAACCATGTCCTGAAAGACCTTCTTTTGGTCTACAGGTAAAATACATTCATCTAGTTTACGAGGGCGATACTTTTCAACCCACAAAAATTGATCTTCACGAAATTCCATAATAACTCCATAATATTAAAATTGCGTATTAACGCAGCCAGTTTCGATTGAACAACGAATCTGGATTATTTACAATGTCGGTAGGGACCCCGACTTTTTCAATCAAATCATTTCTAATGTAGATATTGTTTCCTGTATGCATAACTAAAGTATATCCCTTTTCTTTAGCAACTTCGTTTGTTGCGGAGAATGTATTACCGCCCGGCAATCCATCTTGTCGTATAGATTCGGGATCTCCATTGCGCCATACAATCCCAGGTGCAATACTACTATTAACTTCGATAACTACAATCTTAGGAGAATATTCTTTAAGTGATTCCCACACAGCAAGATCATACGAATCAATATCAATTGATATACATTCAAAATCTTTAGGTATAGGTGTTCTTTTTAAAATATTATCTAGACTATTTTCGTCTGCGGGATTGTGTGATACAAATGCTTCAATTGGAATAATTTTTTTATAAAATTTAGCTGTATTATTTAAATCAGGAATTTTTTCACTTGCACCTTCTACAAACACACCGTGCATACCTTTTTTTACAAGATTGTATGTATTACTATACAGTATACCATCCCATGCACCAATGTCTACACACCAAGAGGTGTTATAATCAACATCTAACCTATGAAGAATTTCTTCGATAATTCCATCTTCTCCATTTTGAGAATGAACATTTTTATTATAATTTCCAAACATTTTATATTACCGAATCGGGTTCCATTGCAATAAAATATTCTAATGGCTTTGTAGCGTTTTTAAAGTGGAACAATTTCTTTTTAGCAACTGTTACTGCATAAGCATCGGGAATGATCTTAAAGTTTTCAACTGCCATATGACATTCAAATGTTGCATCTGATGCTCCGATTGTCTTTTTATAAGTGTTTGCAGTATCATTTTTCTTATCACCAATGGTCAATGTAACTTGTCCATTTTTGCTAATAACAGAAATTGTAGGTGCTGCTGTAATTGCGGCTGCCTTCATAATCATGTTAACATCTTCAGATGATAGATTGAATTTAAAGTGTTCGTCAATCTCAATGTTCTTATCGGGTGCTGCTACAATAACGCTTGCGTTAGAATAGAAGTATTCAAATTTACCATTGTCTTTAGAGATAGTCAAAGACTTTTCGCCAAAATCAACTTGCTGATTCTCCATCAATGTTAACAATGCCAACAATGAATTCAAATCATAAACAGGAACTTCTACTGGGAAGTCTTCGTTAACTGTTACACGCGCAAATATATTCTTTGCTGTGCTGATTGTAGATAACGTCTGACCTTTACGGATCAAGATGTTACTATTAATTGCGGCGAAGTTCTTTAAGAACTGGATTGTTTCATTACTAAATTGCATAATATCTCCTAAATTGCAATATCATTTACATAAAAATATATTATAACACCTATGTGCGTATAAGTCTATACTATTTCCCATACATAGCCATCATTTTTTCATAGGTCTCTGTTAGACCTTCTTCCAAATTATATTTCGGTTCCCATTCAATTAATTTCTTAATCAATGTATTGTCCGAAACAAATTGCATATGTCCAGTTGCTGGACCGTCACCTATTTCAATTTTAATTCCAGAAAGTTTTTCTAAAATTTTAACAACATCACTTATGGAATGCATTTGACCTGTAGCAACATTAACGGGACCTGTATAATCAGTATCCAATAATTTTACAATTGCGTCAGAAGCATCTGCAGTATAAATAAAATCTCGCTGTGGTCTTAAATTTAATACTCGTGCTTTTTTACGAATAACCAAACCTTCAACTAATTGATTAACCAAATCTGGTCTATCTAATGCTGTAGTTGGTCCGTAAATGTTTGTTAATCTCACAATGATGTTAGGTACATCAGAATAAAATTTTGCCACTTCTTCGCCTAAGAACTTACTGAAAATGTATTCATTCTGATAAGTACTTAATGGTTGTGATTCGTCAACCGGCAAAGTCATTTTACTGCGATCATATAAAAGAATAGAACTAAAACTTAATAGCTTTTTAATTGGTCTATTCTTGAAATATGCAAATACCTTTTTCAACGGTATTACATTCTTTTCAATCGCTAACATATTCTGACAATTTAATTCTGTATGATTAGAACTACCAATCATCATAATCACTTTATCAAAATCTAATTTGTCTAGAACTTCAGGTAGATGCTCCAATGTAGGACAATCCACGTGCTTCATTCCTGTTGCAGGTTTTGTGCGACCAACAGAAACAATATCAGGATATTTTTCTAATATTTGTGGGCCTAGAAACCCGCTTGAACCTAGAAGAATAGTGCTCATTTATTTACCTTACGTATTTCAAAATTATCAGCATTGCCTTCGCCTGTTTCAAGATCATGCACATATAACAACATCAATGCGTAGTGTAAAACCTTTAACAAGTCTTGTCTGTTACGACCAGCTTTTTTGCCATATCTTTGGACGTATTTCATTACATTGCCTGCAGTAAATCCTACACCATGCCCATTATCAATAATAAACTCGGATGCTTGGAATCTATTCATTGAATAATGTTGTCCATATGTTGCATCAATGTATTCTTGAAACTCTTTAATTAACCCACCCTCATTATATTTGTAGTCTATTTCTGCCATGGTAGCTCTCCATTATATTTTTGTTTCATTATTTCATTACCTTGCAGGAAAAATTTAGCTTGAACCGAATCTGCTCTATTTCCTGCTCGGTAGTTTACAGTATACTTTCCCGTCACCTCACATGCTATTTTATTATCTTTTAGCGTGTACGTCAATGCTCGATCTACTTCAGGTTGATCGTCTGGATGTCTTGCACGTCTATACCAAATAGGACTTAATTGAAGCGCAAGAGGTTTGGTGAAGAAGAAACAATTAACATCTACAAAATAATCTCTAATAACCGATTCCCAATTACACAGACTTTCGCAATCATCATTACAAATGAACTTACCTTCGTTATCTACAATCTTACGCAAGGTTGCTGCCCATTGATTATCTTTTACAGTATCAAGCAATACTTCCACATGTTCTGGCTCTAGCCAGTTATCTTCATCTAGGTAACCAATGTAATCACCTTTTGCAATGTGGGTAAATCCGCCATAGATTCGGTGACCATTATATTGTTCTTTACCTGTAGCATAAGGCAAAACAACCATATCTATATTTGGAAAATCGTGCTCTGCTAATATAGCAGCAACCTTCTCAAAATGTTCCTCACCATCAACAACAATTAGATGCTGAATATCTTTATGTGTTTGCAATTGAACCGATTTAATATTATCGTGAAGATAATTAGAACCAGTTGTTGCTGTTATAATAGTCACTTCACTCATCGTTTTCCCTCAAAATAATTTCTATATGTTCTTGCAAGATATTGTCTATTGCGTTCCTGTATTTGTCCCATCTTAGAATTAACTTCTGTTTCAGCCTTTTCTCTTGTAGAACCCCAATCAACATCGCTTCTATATTTTAAAGCATATACACCATTGCGATATCCATTCATATTCATACGAATACTAAAATCTTGGCAGTCGTAACCGCAAGGAGCAAGATCGTCATTGTAGAATCCTACCTCCTGATAACGCTTCCATAGAACGCAAGTAGGACTTCTAATAACTGCTTCAGCTTCAACTAAATCACCGTGTTTAATTTCCCGAAAATGTTTTAGACCTAATTGTTTCCAATGTCCAAATTCAGACTCTGCAAAGTTATATTCAGATATACCATCACCCGCTAATTGCATACTGATACCCAATCTAAAAGACATGTATCCTAAATCAGTATATTCCTCAAACAAATTAGTAAATAGTATATCAATATTTTCTTCTTCAATAATTACATCGTCTTGTACTGTGAATATTAAATCATTTGGGTTGGGATTGCAATTATCTCTAATATATGATAGACCAATATTTAAACTTTTAATCTCATGAACATTCGGGGCATGCAATAAAACAATATTTGGATTGTTATAGCTCTTAATAACTTCTTCGCTTTTATCAGTGCATCCATCAATAATAAAAATTGCAGTATATTTACCTGCAACAGATTGCGCAATTCCTTCAAGTACTTTCCCAATCATATTCTCTTTATTGAATACGGGAGTAATAAAATAGCTTTTCATTTTGTTAAAATGCCTTTGTTAAATTTAAATTCTTTAGAGGTATTTTTAGGGTCAAATCCTGCGCATTCCGCTAAAGTTGGCGGATACAACGGCATATCATTTTCGTCATATCCGTTGCCACAAAAATCATATGGATTAACTAATTGTGTTCTTGTTTCTTTGAACCATCCATCTTTCATGCAATGAATCATTGCATCGTCTTTAACTAATGGCCAAATTACATCTCTTAAAAATATTTGATCGCCCACATAATAATTCATCTGAGATGTATAAGAATTTAATAAATTTAATATAGGAGTTCCAAATTTACCCTTGTATCCAAATGCGCATCCGATAATAGGGAATTCAAAATGTGCTTCGTGATCTCGGAATGTGTGGAATTTTTCATTAGATTGCAACCATTGATTGACTGCTTGATGTTCTCTGAAAGTAATTCTACTATCCGAGTCTCTGACAATTACAATATTAGATTCATCCTCAAACATTGCTCTGAACCTCCAGAACATACCATATGTTCCATCAGTTACTTCTATAATGTTAGCATCTGTTAGATTAGAAAATTTATTTTTATCATCAGTATAAATTCTAAATTCCCAATCAGGATAATATTTCTTTGCTAATTCATACTGACGATTTGCGCCAACGATATATCTGGGATCATTTCCCCAAACACTTAATGATATAATTTTTACCATATAAAATTCTTTTTATAGTATTCCACAATCTCAACTAATGAATCTTTAAACTCTGCTTCTGGTTTCCAACCCAATGCTTTTAATTTAGAATCATCTATAGCATATCTAACATCTTGGCCGACACGCTTTTCTGAAAAATCCATAAATTCTGTATAGTGGATAACATTCCAATTAAAGAATAAATCAACTAAATGTTTAGCAACAATAATATTTTGTTCCTCATAATTGCCTGATATATTGTAGGTTTCGTTAACTGTTCCCGATTCAATAATTTTTAATACTGCAGTTGCTGTATCGGATACGTGCAACCAAGTTCTTCTAGGAGATCCGTTGTCATGCATAATAATAGGTCTACCTAGAGATAAATTTTTAATTGCTTTAGGAATAAACTTCTCAACATATTGACCAATTCCATAATTATTAGTTGGTCTAACAATTACATAGGGAACATCATATGTTCTTGCCCATGCTGTTACCAACATATCAGCTGCAGCTTTTGTCGCTGAATACGGATTGCTTGGTTTTAATAAATCTGTTTCAGTATGAAACCCATCTACGATATCCCCATACACTTCATCTGTACTAAAGTGTAATAATATTGGTCTACGAGCTTTTGGTATAGCTTTAATTAGTTCTAGTATTTTATGGACACCGTTGATGTTGCTTCTAAGGAAAACATCTGAACTAACAATACTATTGTCGACGTGTGTTTCAGCTGCGGTATTAATAAAATAATCGCAGTCATGAAGTCTGTCTAGATCATTAATATCCAATTCTAAAAATTTGAATTTTGGATACTTTAATAAGTCTGGAAGTAAATTTAGATTGCTCGCATATGTTTTACTATCTATCCCTAAAACATGATACCCCGCATCTAAACATTTTTTGGTTACATGATAACCTATAAATCCAATGCACCCTGTAACATAAACAACTTTAGTCATTATAAACTTTCAATCCATGTCCAATGCCATACAACTTCAATCCTCCGAACTCTTCTAGAGTACTGATATCAACTGGATGGCCTATATATTTTTCATCACTTGTAGATTCAACTACAAATCTTTTCTCTATATTATTTATATCGCAGTACATCCCCAAAAATTCACTTAGGGTAATTTTGTTCCGATATACACAATCTATATCATTACCTACTAACCAATCGCTAGTGGCATAATTATTCAATGAATAATCAATAACATTGTATAAATCTTGTACTGAAAAATAGTCGAATTCGCGATCATTCTTTATTTTAAATTCACCTTCGGTTGCATTGTATTGTTTTAACAATCTATGCGAGGGTTCACCTGCACCAAAACATCCATATATTCTTAGTGTCAGATACTTAGGACCAAAACACAAATTCTTAATTAATCTTTTGGAAAATACATACGCATTTCTTGCATTGGTTTTTTCAATGCCAGAACCCAAATTAATATAAAATTTAAATTTATCCTCATTAGTATAGAAGTTATAGAACAATGACATGTTCTTGCCAACATTCGAAGCATTGTTTTCGTGTAGTTCTGTTTTGCCGCCGAAGGTTAAACAATTAATAACAACATCGGGACGAAGAACATCTAATATCTTTGTAACTGTTTGATTATCTAAAAGATCTATCTCATTTTTATAGATAGGAATAACTTCATGTTTTTTAGATAATAACGGAACGATATATGAGCCAACAAATCCGCCGGCGCCTACAACTAATATTTTCATAAAATACTCAATTTAATAAAGCTTAGCTAATATACATAAATTATTTTTATGGGCGACAGCAAATGAATCAAACCCATACTCACACACATCTATGACCTTAAATCCATTACGATTTAACAATGCCGTGGCTGATTTAATATTAAAGAAATTAATATGTTCGTGGATAATACCAATGTACGGTGCAGGGTTGTTTGGTATTTCAAAATAAATCCAGGTATTATCATTCGCATGTTCTTTTATTTTACCCAATGTATCATTAGGATCAGACACGTGTTCTAATAGATGCGTGCATAATATAAAATCAAAAATTTTGTTTTCATTAAGAGATATTGATTCAACCTTAGATGTCAATGGAACGTTACTAATATCAAAAACATATTTTTTAGATTTATCAAACCAATCAGGAATAACCGATCCATTGTCGCCACCGTAATCTAATACTGTATGTATTTGATCAACATCGATATATTGTTTAATTAATTTTTGTATACCTTCTTGTCTATGTGTTTTATAGGCAATACTATTAAACTTTTCTATATCAGTATATCCTGGCTCAAACATAATTCGAGTACGCGTATATTCGTTGTCTCTATATCCGTTATAATATATTTTAGTTTCATCATCTGTGAATCTATCAGCAGATCCAACAAAAGAACAATCTAAACATTTCATACCAACTATTGGCATGCCATTATCTGTATTATTTCCGAATATACGAAATTGTATAAATTTAGCTAAACCAGTTTCTTTGTATTCAACATTATTAGAATCACATGCTACACACTTAAAAACTTTATACATTATATTTTACAATCATCTCTCGGTTTAATTCTTCGTCACTTAAAAATGGGAATAAATCATGCAGGCCTGCTTGTTTACCATTCTTTAGCCCTTGTGCTGGAGCAATTTCTTGGTCTGTATTACATTTACAAACTACAAGCATAGGGCCAGGAGTGTTTAATATATGTTCAAATTCTTTTAACTGATCTACATCATTTATTTCTTTATAACCTAAACCAAATGTAGTTGCTACATTCTCAAACAATGGAAACCAAATACCTGTAGTATTACTTGTACCATATACTCTACCTTGATAGTATTTTGTTTGCGTATTCCGAATACAAGAATATCCGTTGTTATTGAGAATGACAAATTTAATATCTAGATTGTGTTGTTTAGCAACGGCAAGTTCTTGTATGTTAGACATAAAACTGCCATCGCCTAAGAATGTTATAGCTTGTTGTTTACTCGCTAATGCTACGCCCACTGCCGCAGGAACTGCCCAGCCCATATCTGCTTGGGATACGCTACAAACAAATCGTTGTCCTTGTTTGGGTTTAAATGCAGTGCTTCCGATATAATACCCACTACCCGCGTCTGCCATTACTGTAGCAGTTGGTTTACTATATTTGTTTATAGCATCTATCACTGCGTACATATTAATTTCGTCACCGGCTTGTAAATATTCCTGTTGTATTACCGGCCATTTATTTTTCCAATGATTACATTTGTCTATCCATTCAGTTCTATTCATACCATAACCTCAAAGAAATCGGAAAGATCCATATTGTATTTTTCACTTATGTCTAATATATCTTTATTTAGTTCGTCAGAATCAATATCAACAACGATCTTTTTGCTACCAATACTAAACTGTTTAGGGTCATAACCTATCACACTACTATTTAAACTACTACCAAGAACTAATAATAGACTTGCATTTTGTACTACAAAATTTCCATATCGGCAACCCTTGATACCAATTGCTCCCATATTTAATTCATGATCGTTACTTGCATAATCGGTTGCGCCGTATGTTGTTACAAATGGTAGTTTATATTTTTCTATAAATTTAATAAAGGAATCTACTGTATTTGTTTGTCTAATGCCCTGACCAACTAACACAACTGGTCTTTCTGATTGTTCTAATTGATTCTTTAATTCGTCAAGATTTGTATGAATACGATTAATAGGATCATCTGCAATAAACAATTTATATGTTTCTGGCATTTCTGCAGTTTGTATATCTCCGGGAATATCAACCCAGCACGGCCCAGGTCTTCCTTCTTTTGCCATATATAACGCCTTTGTAATTACATATGCAACTTCATCTATGCTTGTTATAAAATGAGCATACTTAGTCATGTTCTTATACATAGAAACAACATTGTGTTCCTGAATACCATACTTACGCAAGTTAATGTTCTTTGTGGTATTAATCCAACTAGAACAAGTATTCATTCTAACATTGCCAGATATGAATAATACCGGTACTCCATCTTGCCATGCATCTAATACAGATGTGGCACAATTTGTTCCTGCACACCCGGTAGTAGGATTAACAACGGATACTTTACCGGTATAAATTGCTTCGCCCATTGCCGAATGGCCTGCACCTTGTTCGTTATGATAACAGATATAGTTTATTTTACCATTCTTAATAAACCCATCATTTAATCCGCTAGCGCCGCCGCCCATAATCCCATGTACATTTTCAATGCCTAAATTATAAAGATAATCTGATATCCAATCGCATACACGCATATTAACCTCCAAATAAACTCATAAAACTATCTACTACTTCACCAATATATTTAATTTGTTCAGGAGTAATAACGGGACTAGTACCATGGAAATAAGTATTAGTCATTGTCATTGTAGCAATTGGAAAATTATCTCTTGCATCTGCAGGGTTCATTAAATGCGAATATGCAGGCTGTAGCATAATATTGCCAGCAAAATATGGTCTTGTCTGAATTAATTTTTCTTCTAAGTAATCTACAATGTCACTACGCTTGAAAGGAGATCCCGCCCGAATTGTTAATGGGAATGCGAACCAACTTGGGTCTGAGTATTCTTGTGCTCTTGGTAGATGGAAATACTCCTCGTACTTGCTGTAGATATCAAAAAGCAAACTATAATTACGACGACGTAGTGCATGTATTGTCCCCAATTTTTCTAATTGAACTAATCCCATTGCGCCTTGTAATTCAATAGGCTTAAGATTATATCCAATCTCGTCATAAACATATTTGTGGTCAAAAATTTCACCTGGCATTTCAGGAATCCATTCTTGAAATCGTTTGCCACAAGAACCACATTTTAATTTATTAGCTTCCGGCCCTACACAGTAACAACCTCGGCCCCATTCTCTAAATGAACGAAGAATAACTTCTGTCTCATAATTCTTACATGCTACAAATCCGCCTTCGCCCATTGTCATATGGTGTGCTGGATAGAATGAGCAAGATGCCATTTCACCAAATGATCCCAATGGTTGTCCGCCATAGGTTGAACCTAAAGCATCGCAACAATCTTCTAATAGAATCAAATCATAACGATTGACAAGTTCCATCACCCAACGCATATTAGGGGGATTGCCCAAGACGTGAGCAAATGTGATTACTCGAATGTCATGTTTCTTAATTAGTTCTTCCGCTCTAGTTAAATCTAAATTAAGTGTATCCAATTCAATATCTAAAAACACAGGTTCAAACCCTACTTGTAATGTAGGATTTAATGTTGTAGGAAAACCTGCAATAGGCATCAACACCTTTGTACCTTTAGGTAAGTTGTATCCTCGCTTAGATGTAAGCGTAGACATCATTAATAAATTAGAACTTGATCCTGAATTAGTAAGTATTCCAAAGTTCTTTTGAAATTGCTTAGGAAATTGTTTCTCAAATTTTATTGATTGATCGCCCATTACAAGCCAGCTATCTAACAATGTAGAAACTGCCGCCATAATTTCATGTTCGTCAAAATATGGACCAGCATAATTTACAAAATCCTTACCGGCAGTCCATGTCTTATTTGCTGCCTTGTTTTGGAAATATGCAGCTACTCCGTTAATGATGTCTTGTTTATTCATGGTTTCCAATAGGCATAATTGCCTTCCAAATGTCTTACTTGATTTTTATTCCTTGCTTCGTCTTCTTTAAAAGGATATGTCCAATGTTCATTATAATATTCTGCCCATACTCTATATCCGTTGTTTGCCTCAGGTGACCAACGATATCCTAATATGCCGAAGAATAACTGATGCACGCCGCCAGTTTGTATACCTACTTTGCCTCGTTTTTTCGCATGTTCTACATATATAGGAGAAGATGTGGATGCTCCAGAAATTAAAACGTCATATTCATACTTATCAATTTCATTTTTTATGTATTCTACATTTTGTTCCCACGTTTCGCAACCAGGATATTGTCTGTCATCCATTAAAGGATGGTACGGAGTACGAATACATCCTACTAAATCAAACGGTGCAACTAAATCTAAATTGTCTCCCCATATTTTATCAATCTGTTGCCATTGCGATTTAATAGTTTCACAATGCGTAGATATAATTAATACTTTTTTATTTTTTAAATATTTTGTCCAAGGTGTTTCGACCTTAAATGTTCCGCATAGCCCGCCTCTTAGAACACCGATAGGATCCAAAACCATAAGACTATCATGCCCAAAGAACATAGGCTTTTCGCCGAATGTTTTTGTAAAGGTCGTATCATTTTGTATGGCTAATGACATATCAACAAATCCGAGTATATCACATTCTTTCATGGATTGTGTTAACATAGGAACAATGGTATCTATATAATAGTCAGTTGTACCTGGAGTTACCCCACCCTCAAAAGAAATAACAGTATTATTAAAGAATTGTGAGGATATACTAGTATTGTTAAACAGATTTTGTAGAACATACCCCGCACTATTATCTAGACGCAATAATGAAAAAGGTTCATTTGATTGCAATTTTTCTGAAATTAAATCATTAACCTCAAAGAAGTTTTTAAGCATAATATTTTCCTAAATGTTCTTTGTCTTGTTTAATATATTTAAATGCAGTCTGAATATCGGAAGGCAGTTTTGAGTAAAACGTATGCATCTCAGTCTCAGCTTGTTGTTTACTATAGTTTGTTCCTGGCGGATGTGAGATTGTGTAACGATAATCTCTGATAACAGGCCTCTTACTAATATAACCAATTGCAGTATATACTATATCAAAGCTCCATCCCATTTTATAGGGGGCAAAATCGATATTACGATTCTTAGCATCCTCAATAATATCTTTATGAATGAACCAACAAGTACAATCAGGATTTGCAACCATTTTATAATAAGGCTCTTCTAGATCAAAAGATTTAAGATCAGCTCTACTAGAATCATAGAATGTATAATCTACATTCGGAGCATAGATGCCCCAGTTGTAAGTGTCAAAACATTCTTCAGCGCCAGCATAAATTTCAGTCCAATTATCATAAGATGCATCTGCTTGAATGTGAAACATTACATCCGCATCAAACAACTCAATTGCTTTTAAAAATTGTGCTGTAAAATAACTGTCCTCGCCAATGTTGTGCCAATTAGGATCGTCCTCACGGTGATTGTCGTCACTATTAATAACGACAGGCACGACCCCAATGGCACTCAGTTGCTTTTGCTTTTCTTTTGTTTTTTCATACTGTCCGCGCCAGTTAAAGATAAATGTTTGTATTTTCATCGTTTTAAAATTTTATTATACACTATAGCATCGAACCAATTAAGGAAGTTATCCAATACTACAAATGACGGAGGGATTCCGTTTAAAAATTTTGGAGCATTAACATAAGATGCATATAGTTCGTCATCTTGATCAACCTTCATTATATGTGCAATAGCCTCTTCCTGGCTATTGAAATCGTGTAAATTTATGAATGCGGCAGGATTAAAGTCATTTGCAATTGTTTCGGACCCCCAATAAATTGGAACAGTTCCTGCATAGAATGCGTGAAGAATTTTCTCCGTAGTATAACCGGGATGAGAAGTATGTTCAAAACAAATATTAAATTTTCTTGTCGAAAGGAAATTTATTTTGCTTTCTTCGCCTGTTAAATTAGCATTGATGTTGTTATACAATTTGCCGCCGCTATCTACACGTTTAATATTATTTAGCTTATTAAAGAATTCATTGCGCTCATTACAATTTGGATTCGATACTACAAACGTACAAAAGTCTGTTTTTTCTTTAATCTCGGGATTAAAGATATAGTTAAAATCAAATCTTGTTTCATGGATATGCTCTAATGCCCACATATAAATTACATACAAGGGTAATCTGTAATGCCATGGTTCAAATATATGGTCAAAACTAATAGCATAGTCGCAATCAAAATTCTCAGGTCTACGATTTTCACCTGTGAACAATATCTTAGTACATTGATCTCTGGTGATATTTAAGTTATTACGACCAAAGTTATCATCACCGAATAATAAAAAATCCGGCGATTCACTCATGCCTACGATATCTACTTTATATCTAGTCTGAAAAAGATATATAAAGAACGTTGCAAGATGATCATGTGTATCTGCAAATGCTATTCTCAACGGCTTCATGCAAATGCCTGATTCAATGCAGACATAATGTTTTCGTGATCTTTAGCAGTCAATGAATTGCTAAAGATTGGGATTGCATGATACGTACATTTGATATTTAAATCTTTTGACATTGTCTCATGTACATCTTCATAATCTGGATGCTTAGTATTAAATGATACAAATGTTTTTGTGTCATCCATATAATTATCATAAGTCTCGCAGAATACATACGGGCCAGAGTTCTTACCAACAATAACATTGCAGTATGTACTTAGATAAGAAATCTCCTGTAGATCTCCATCGGTAACAGGACCTATAATATCGCCGGTGAATAAAATATTTGTAGCACCCTCAGTATCAAATTTATTAGTGCAGATAAAATGTGTATTGGGATACATTTCTGCAAAGGGCAAAATGTGTTCCTTCATATCAGAAGAGAATGACTGATTAGATTGAGGTACATTATTGCAGACTAATACTTTTCGAACACCAATTGTAGAATTAACATATTGATCTACGCCTGCAATACTTAAAGCATTGTAGCTGATACGAGGCAAATAATCTTCTTTATCTTTATGTAATTTAACAGAAGTACCGAATGTCTCATTAATTGTATCTACAATGTCGCCCCATTCTTCGTAGATAGTATTCATATTAATACCACCATACTTACAGAACACATCCCAGTTACATCCAACCCACGTATTAACAAACAAAGTATCTTCATCCTGATAGAATGGAGTCTTGTTGTCTAAATCATCAGGCGACCCTATTAAAGGAATGCCCAATTCTGCAGTTAACTTTTCTGCATTTTTATGCAGATATTCGAATGTAAATTCTGGTAGTTGTGATTGAATGTGACGAATAAATTCTTTATGCGTATGTAGATCACCTTTGTGATAATGATTAAAGAAAACAATTTTAGACATTATCAATACCTTTATACAATTTAACAGAATCTTCTCTCAAAGATTTTTCATTTTTAATAGCATCATCAACTAGCAAGTTAATAGCTTGAACATATTTAGGACGCTTAACCTTGAAGCAAATATCAACTTTGCGTTTTAGATCAGCCATCTCTTCATCTGATTTTGCAGTTTGAAATGCATCTTCAAGCATCCACATTCTAATATGAATGATAGCAAGTTTCTCAACAATCTCACCAAGATTGTCAGTTGCAATATAATTAGAATCTGGCATACCAAAGTCTTTAGCATTATCTAAAACATCGTTAACTGTTCTTTTGATAACTTCCTCAATGCTTTCACCTAAATTGGTCATTGATTTCTCCCACTACTTTATCTAAAAATTTCATGTCTGATTCTGTAACAAAATGATTGTTACCGATATAAACACCTTGTGTCTGAATAATGTCAGCATTGGTTCTTTTCTTAGTAGTTTCTATTTTATAATCTTTAAGAAAAGGCTGTGACAATAAATTACCCGCAACAACTGGTCTGTATTCAATTGTATGTTTAGTGAATGTATCCTTCATAGCTAACATGATCTCATTTGATCTGCAGATAAAAGGAAAACAGAAGCTGCTAATTGTTTTGGGGTTTTTAATAGTATAAAACAGATTGGGATATTTGTCAATAATTTCCGTAAATAGTTTGTGATTTCTATTTCGAATCTCAACCATTTTATCCAAACGTTTTAATTGCGAGATACCAAGTACAGCACAAATTTCATGATTTCTAAAATTGTATCCGTCGGTAACAAACAAGAATTGTTTATCCACATCAGGATATTTTTTAGCATACTCATCGAATTTAATTGATTCTCTTGCCATACCATGGCTTCGTTTAATTTTCATCAAATCATAAAGCTTAGTATTGTTTGTGGAAATCATTCCACCTTCTACTGTAGACATATGATGTCCAAAATAGAAACTGAATGTGGCGCCTAAACTATTTGAACCACATTTTTCGCCGTATGGTGTTTTGCAACCATGTGATTCGCAGATATCATCTAATATAATTGCTCTAGGGAAAATGCGTTTAATACCTTCATTGTTTGCGGAAAACCCTAACAAATGAGTAATGAATACCATTTTAATATCATGCTTCAATGCAATCAATCTAGCTTCTTCGAGATCAAAACTAAAATTATCTAGATTAACATCACAAAATACTGGTTCAAGACCAAGCTGCATAATAGGTGAAACATTCGTCATCCATGTGCAAGCAGGAACTAATACTTTGTCACCCGCTTTTAATTTGTATAACTCTTTAACTGCCGCTACCAATAAGAAGTTTGCAGTACTTCCGCTAGAAACATATAAAGAATGTTTTGCGCCAAGCCATTCACTCCATTCGTTTTCGAATTGTTTTACCTTTTCACCGAATGTGAATTTCTTAGCTGTCAGCGCAAAATGCGCCATCTTCAATCTGTCCATAAAGGTGATTGTCTCACCCATCAACGGCCACTTCATAGTATACCTTTTTCTGTTTTATACCAATCAATCGTACGCTTGAGTCCTTCCTCAAACGATACCTTTGGTTTCCATCCCATGGAAAACAATCTTGAGTTTTCCATTTTGCGTCTAGGTGTACCATTAGGTAGAGTTGTATCCCACTTAATTTCACCCTTGAAACCAACAGCATCTTTAATTAATTCTGAAAGTTCTTTAATTGGAATTTCAACATCGCTACCTACATTAATAAATTCAGCTTTGTCGTAATTATTCATCAAGAACAAACAAGCATCTGCTAAATCATCTACATATAAAAATTCTCGTGTAGGTGATCCATCTCCCCAGCACATAATACTATCTTCATTGTTCTTCATTGCGTTAAAGAACTTAGTAATGATACCCGGGATAACGTGACCTTGCTCAGGAATAAAATTGTCATGTGGCCCATACAAATTTGCAGGCATCAAACTAATAGCGTTGAACCCATATTGACGTCTGTAATATTCGCACATACGCATACCTGTAATTTTAGCTAATGCGTAACCTTCATTAGAAGGTTCTAGTGGCGCTGTTAACAGGTATTCTTCTTTAATAGGTTGAGGGGTGACCTTAGGATAAATGCAGGCCGAACCCAAGAACAATAATTTACTACAATTGTTTCTATATGCTGCATCAATTACGTTAGTCTGAATAGCAAGGTTATCATAAATAAACTCAGCAGGATTAGTTGCGTTATAATTGATACCTCCGACTTTAGCTGCTGCTAAGAAAACATATTCAGGTTTTTCTGTACTAAAGAAATTACGAACTGCTTGTTGATCTCGTAAATCCAATTCACTTTTAGAACGAAGAATTAGATTATCGTAACCCTCATTCTGAAGTTTACGCACAATAGCAGATCCTACTAAACCATTATGACCTGCAATAAAAATTTTACTATTTTTTTCCATATTATCCTCACTCAAAATTAGTACACATATCTTCAACTAAACTATCGAATGTATGCTCAGGCTGCCAACCTAACACACTCTTTGCCTTTGATGGATCGCCCAATAAAGTTTCTACTTCTGCAGGGCGGAAGTATTTTTCATCTACTCGAATAATTACTTTATTATTGTAATTATTAATACCTACTTCGTTTAGGCCTGCGCCTTCCCAACGAATAGACAAGTGATAGTATGGCGCGCACTTATTAACAAAATCTTTTACCGAATATTGTTCACCGGTGGCAATAACAAAATCATCAGGTGTGTCTTGTTGCAACATTAACCACATTGCTTTAACATAATCTTTAGCGTGCCCCCAATCACGTTTTGCATTTAAATTGCCCATAGATAAACATTCTTGCCGACCTGAACTAATTGCTTCAAGTCCATCTACAATTTTCTTGGTTACAAAATTATGTCCTCGACGAGGAGATTCATGATTAAATAAAATACCAGAACAGGCAAACATATTATAAGATTCACGATAATTTTTAACAATCCAAAATCCATATAGTTTAGCTACACCATATGGTGAGCGAGGATAAAATGGGGTTGTTTCTTTTTGTGGGATTTCTTGCACCAATCCATATAACTCAGATGTAGATGCCTGATAAATTTTAGTCTTATGTTCTAAATTTAGTAATCTAACTGATTCAAGAATTTTTAAAGTACCTAATGCATCAACTTGTGCAGTATATTCAGGAGTCTCAAATGAAACTTTAACATGACTTTGTGCAGCCAAATTATAGATTTCATCTGGCTCATACTTTTTAAGTATGTTCATAAGTGACAAAGAGTCAGTTACGTCGCCATAATGTAGTTTTAAATTTGGGTTATCGTAGATGTGGTCGATGCGACCTGTGTTGATTGACGAACTACGTCTAATAATGCCGTGAACCATATAACCCTTTTCGAGTAATAGTTCTGCAAGGTACGATCCGTCTTGGCCTGTAATACCAGTAATTAATGCTGTTTTCATTTTCAATTCCTATAATGAATTTATAATATACATTTATTTATAACACCTTAAATAGGTTAAAGGGCACTTTCGTGCCCTTTGGTTAAATTAAAGTATTTAAAATGGGATGTCTTCATCCTCTGTAACCTTGTTTTCTTGAACTGAATTAACTGGTTCTTCCATGGGAGGCGAATCAATCTTAGAGTACAAATCCATAAACGCATTCTTCGTGTCATCGTCAAAACGATTAATACACAGATTAATTGCCTTGCTACGATCTTTAAATACTGAGAATGCTTTTACAATATGAACAAGACGTCGAGTAGAAATCAATTCGTCAATTGCATCTTCCATATATGTCTTACGAATAATCTCAGCCCAAGCTACCAACTTGTCTGCAAATTCTTCATCTACGCAATTGCTTGTTTCCATATTGTTGATAATGATCTTGCGCTCGATTGAGGTTGAAGGATATTCTTGTTCAACTGTAATTGGGAATCGCTCTAAGAAAGCTTCGTCAAGAATTTGTGCCGCAATATACTTGCCGTCATCTGTACCGCGACCTTTAGTATTTGCTGTAGCAATAACATTAAAGCCTTCGGCCGGATAAATTACTTCACCGTTCTTTTTATTAAAGTATGACTTGCCTTCAAGGATACCCTGAATACACATCAACTTATTTGAACCACGATCAATTTCGTCAATCAAAAGAACTGCGCCACGCTTCATTGCTGTAATAACTGGACCTTCACGGAATGTAACATTGCCGTCAATCAAAGTAGAACCACCTACAAGGTCATCCTCATCGGTTTCAATAGAAACATTGACACGAATACATTCACGTTTTAATTTAGCACATACTTGTTCTACCATTGTAGTTTTACCGTTACCAGTAAGACCAGTAATAAACAATGGATAAAATGCTTTAGATTTTACAATAGATTCTAGATCTTTATAAAAACCAAACGGCACATATGTTGCGTCTTTATTTGGAATTAGGTTGTCAACCTCTGTTACTAGTTTGCGTTGACGCAATTGAACAACTTGAGCTTGCATTGCAGGCATTTCTACAGGAGAAGCTGTTACTGGAGTATGGGGAATGTTATTCATTTTATCTGTTCCAAATGCATCAAGATTAATAATACCACGGCCTGCTCGATATGCCTCACCGTTGATCAACCAGTTAGGCATAGTAATGTCTTTTTGCTTGATAAAAGCAATAACATCTTTTCTAGCAGCGGTTTTACCAAATGCTTGAATCAGATCAGATACAATTTGTTTCTTTTGAATGTCAGTAGATTTCATAATAAAGTAGTCTCACGGTTAATCATAATTAATTATAACACCTTTTGGTTTCGGTGTCAAGCAATTTCTGCAATAAATTTGTTCAAAAGCACACGATTAATTAGCTTTTTCTTTTGATTTGTAATAAAAGCTTTCATAATATCCTTTTTGGACGAATCTTTTTCAACAGATAATTCGGAATTTTCTACAATCAAATCTTTATTATTTACCAAAAAATACTTGTCATATCCTGCATCTTTTAGATCGTAAAATTTATTCTTTCGCATAAATGTATAAATCGAATCCACATTCTCAGTAGGCTGACCTGCAGTACCGAGGAATCCTTTAATACCATTTCTGCTAGTATATGAACTAATATAATATCCAACTAAATTTGTACCTGTGCGTTCTTTCAACAAACGAAGTAAAGCAGTAGTCATATGTTCACGGGGTTTTGCATAACCAACTTTACCTGTTTCTTTATCAGTTATAATAAGATTATAACCTTTATGCTTGCTTGCATTATATTCGGAAGATATCATACGACCATAAGATCTCTGTTCGCCATTTTTTTCGTCAATCACAACTAGCATATCGGTATCGTTAGCTTCGCCATCTGTTAGGAAAATAGTGTTTACTACATCTAATCGATAAGCTGTCTTAAATTCTGGAATGATATAATTAGCAAGAACCAATGCTTCATTCAACGGGGTACCTGCTAAACGCAATTCAAGAGGTAATTGGCGTTCACGAAATCTTGCAATTGATGCGTCTGTATGGTTATATCTATCTTTAAGATAATATTCATACACTTTACCATATTGAAGCAGACGTGTTTGAGCTGTACGATATTGTTTGCTATCCATAGTATTAGATAATAACTGCAACAAACGGAAACTTCTGTCTTCTAAGCAAAGATCTTTCGATCTGCGGGAATACCGAATTTTAGCATTTTTAGAAAAACCTAAATGAGATTCAAATCCTGCATCGCAGTTTGTAAACGCATAAACTTCAAAAGGAATATTAACCTTGCGACAAAAATCTGCAAGAATCAAAGTTTGTTCAATTGTAGATGTAATGTTGTTTGTCATTGAACCCGACCAATCAACGAACATTACCATGCCGTGATTCTTGCCGAATGGAATTTTAGTAACACGCTTGAAAAGATCTTCTTTGAATTTATATGCGAATACTTTTTCAACATCCAACTCACCTGTCTTAGACACACTTGCTCTGGCAAATTGCGCAGCATTTCGTTTCAATTCAAATTCTTTAACAAGATATTGAATGAATCTTGAATTTGTTTCTTTGTATTCTGATAATAGTGTAGTTGGATTAAATGCGTCGCCTTCTTTCAATGTCATGTCATACGTTGCATTGGCAACCTGTTCTTTAACAAAGGTTTGATAATTATCAACTGAGGTCCAAGCAGATTGTTCGTATACTTTTTTATAGGATACAATAAAATCTTTAGTATTTACTAATGGTAAATTGACATAACAGTATGGTCGGATTTCGTCAGAAATAAGGGTTTCTTCTTTTTGACGGAATACTTTGTCTGTGAATGATTCTGGGTCAATATCCCTAGTCATTCCACGATATTGTTTTCTCTTTGAATCTAAGTCCTCGTCACCATCCTCATCTTCATCTGAAAAGTCTGAATCATATTCAGAATCAATATCATAATCGCCACCTTCGTCTTCACCATCTTCACCATCTTCCCCTGGTTCATATTCAAAATCGTCAAACGAGTTTGTTTGCATTTCTTCTTTGCGAAGCTCATAAAGACTTTTGGCAATTCTAAGAACATCATCCCAGTGCGATGCATTATCAATGTCAGTTAAAATTGCTTGTTCATCGGATGAGAAATGAACATTCATAAAAGGACCAACCTTATAGTGCAGATTAATTCGGTCTATCAATGCCAAGCCATTAATATCCACATCTGCAATACCAAAGAAGTCTTTTTCAATCAGTTCTTTGTATGCCTTGTAAAAAGCAGAACGAAGACCAGGGTATCGAGATTTAATAGCTTTCTCGATACGTGCATCTTCGATCACATTAAGATATGATTTAAAACCTTTTGGATGTGATGTGACGGCTGTGTGCCAGCCTTCGGCGGGGGTTTCCCATGCATGACCTACTTCATGACCTACAAGCAAGTCATAAAGTTCAGTGGACATTTCTTTCCAGATGGGGAGAACAAGAACTCTGTTCTTGGGATCAAAATAAGCAGTGCTTACATTGCGGTGCTCAACCGAAAGATTTTCTTGAGCTAGAAGTTTGGCAAGCGTTGACTTTGAATTTGCTAGTGTCATAAGATCTCCTGTCTATAAGACTATTATAACATCTTTCGGGGTAGAAGTCAACAGAAATTTTGCTAGTTTGGACGAGTAATCGAAAGTATTTTTTGGATTTGTGCTTCGATAATCGGAGTTCTATTAGGCCATTTAATATAATCTTTATCCGGATTTTTTAATAAATTAGCTAATAATGGCAGTATTAATGCCTCAACCTTTTTAAGTTTCTCATTAGAATCTTTATCAACCAAAACCTTATAACTATCAATATCAAAATTAGAACCAGCTCCCGCTTTGATTATCTCTTCCATTGAATCAATTTTATTATATACGGAATCTAATTTATCTTTTAATAATGTTAATTCAACAGATACAGAATCAACTATATCTTGAGTTTTAACTACTGGTTTTTCTACAATAGACTCTTCTGAATCTACAGCTGTAAATCCAAAATCAAAACCATTATCATATTCAGTCGGAATCTTTATTGACATTTAGTGCCTCTATCATTGTTTTAACTGCGTATTTTTTAATTATCTTTTTACGCTTATTTTCGAATTTCTTTTTAGCATAATCTAATTTAAATTTAGAAACTCGGTCGGTATAATCAGTACCATTCATATGGTCATATTCATGTTGGAATATTCTAGCAGTTAATCCATTAAACTCTTGCTCAATTATCTGCCCCGTTTCATTCTGATATGTAGCTTTAATTTTAATTGGTCTTTTAATACCTAACACAATGCCAGGATAAGATAAACAACCTTCATTAAATAATTCTTCAATATCACTATATTCTATTATCTCGGGATTAAATACTGCAATTTTAGTTTCACCTAATCCCATTACAAATACTCGCAGGTCTAACCCTACTTGATTTGCACTCAAACCTACACCACCTAGTTGTTTCATTCTTTCAAATAAAACAGTAGAAATGCCAGGCGCGCTTTCACCTTCATTGGTAAAATCATAAAGCGCAGGGGGAGCACGCATTACCTCATTATCGGGTTCAACTAAATTTAATTTGTCTTTTCTTAATATAATCATGATATTCTACTAAAATTTTGATACTTTTGAAACTTAATTACAGACTTAAATTTATCTAGTAGTTGATCGCCTTTATGCGAAATTACAAATACGTTTGTATCTTCACCAATTGTATTTAATAAATTCATTACATAGTCTGTGCCATTTGTGTCTAATGAAGAATCAAATACTTCATCTAATAATAGTAAATTTGTACTTGCACTATTTTTCATCTTGGCAATTGTTCGCCAAGTAAACAATAACGCTAAATCTATTCTTTGTTTTTCGCCTTCACTAAATGAAGCATAACTAAACTCGTCTCTGTGTCTAGATTTAATTACTTCATTAAAAGATTCATCCAATTCAAAGTGAACAAAGAAATCCATTGCCGCCAGATACTTATTTACTAATTTATTTATTGCAGGTAAGTATTGACGAATGATCTTTGTTTTAATGCCGGTATCTTTTAGCAATACACTTGCAATATCTAAATAATGCTTATCTTCTGATAATTTACTTTTTTCCCCTGCAAGTGCGACCACTTCCTTGGCCAAGTTTTTAAGTTTCCTCGTTTCATCTTCAATGTTTGCCGTATCATTATTGTTGACTGCCAGGTCCGCCTGTAGCTTTTGAATGTATGTTTGAGATGCGATGATCTTTGATTGGTATCTAATGATGTTGCTTGTATATTCAGAGATTTTCTTTTCGATCGCATCAATCTCATTAAGTCTAGTTTCAACACCTTCAAGTTGCAAGCCAAGGGCTTCAATCGCAGATTGCACTTCTTCACGTTTATGTGTATGAAGTTCGATTGCGGATCCTTTGAGATGTTCGTCAAGATCCTGGCTACACGTTGGACAAACATCGTGGTCGTGGTAAAATTGTATGCTTGTTTCTTGATTAGTAATTCTTTCGGAAAGCTTTCTAAGCAACGCTCCCATCTCCGTACGCTTGTTACGCTTCTCATCGGCGTCAGATATAGAGGATTTACAACTCGTTTCTTTTTCTTGCTCGACCAGCATTCCTGCATTAAGTTGTGATATCTCAGCATTCGATTCAAGTATGCGCTTTTGTACATCTTCAACTTTCTTTTGTTTGTCGTTTTCGAGGGTTGCAATATATTGTTGATGCAACTTGACCTTATTTTTACCTAAGGTAATATCATTTTCAATCTCTGTTATACGAGCTTTTATTTCAGTTGTTTTATCTTTTAATACTGCATTCATAACTGTGAAAATTTGAATGTCTAAAATATCCTCAATAATTTCACGTCTCGATCCCAATGCTAATTGCATAAAGGGAGTAAATGATGCAGATCCTAATATAACAATCTGAGTGAATGATTTGTAATTTAATTTTAAAATACTTTCTTCAAGATACTTTTGATAGTCTCTTGCGGCAGCATCTTGATTCAATAATACGTCATTGCAATAGATTTCAAATATGCCAGGTTTCATTCCTCGCACAATTCTATAATCTTTGTTACCGATAGAAAATTCAACCTCAACAACAAGTAACTTGCCGTTGATAGTATTCATTAACTGCGGTTTGTTAATATTCCTAAATGGTTTATTAAAAAGTACAAAACAAATTGCATCTAAAATAGTGCTTTTGCCTGCACCGTTTTCGCCCACAATTAAAGTAGATGAGGATTTAGTAAAATCTATTTCAGTAAATTGTCCGCCGGTTGATAAGAAGTTTTTCCAACGTATTTTCTTAAATTTTATCATGCTTCATTATAATGTTGTGCTTCTACATATAAAGTCTTTAGCAAAGTCTTTAACCGCTCTTTGTCAGAATCTGTTTCAACGCTATCTACATAATCAGATAACAATGTCATAGTATCTTCTAGATCAATTGAATCATCCAATGCACTAGCTTCAAACTCTGAAAAGTCTTCTATAATTTTTAATTCTATAGGATTGTTTGTATAAATAGCTTCTACAAATTTATCGAATTTTAAAATATCTTTTTTGTTAACTACTACGAGTTTAACATACTTGTTAGTAAATATTGACTTGTCAATTAGATTAGGATCTGTCTTTTCATCGTCATAGTAATGTTTAATAAACATATTAAACGGATTCTGAATAAAATCAAACAAACCAGTATCAGTATCGAAGATGTAAAATCCTTTAGGATCGCCTTCATCGTTCCAAGCCAGTTCGTATGGAGTACCCAAATATACGATGTTATCTTCGTGCGACCTAGTATGATAATGTCCACTGAAAACAGTATTATAGGTTTTCAGCATTGCTCGATCCATACCATCATGACTATCAATACCTTTCATCATTTGAAATCCTGATAGCTCAAAATGACCGGCACAAAAATCGGATGCGGATTTAGTTATAAAGTCTGCAATGTCATTTTCATTTTCTTTACAGATCCAAGGAATAATGTCCATTTGAGCATTGTCAAATTTTAACGTTGTAGGTTCTTGAATGATAGTAATGTTATCGTAATCTTGTAATAACAAATCTGGAGAATTTACTTTTAGGCTTTCTTTCCAGAATATATCGTGATTGCCAATTAAGGCAATTAGATCCATTTTCTTTTCAACTATCACATCAAAGAAATATCGTCGTGCCTCAGCAAGAGACATAAAGTTAATATATTTTCTTCTATCAAATAGATCACCTAGTTGCAATATAGTTTTTATATTGTTTTGTTCTAGATATGGAAAAAGAATCTCGCTATAAAATTTCTCATAATATGCATGGAATGCTTTAGAATCATTCCTAACACCAAAATGAGTATCGCCCAATAAACAAAGTTTCATGTATTAATTAAATTCGTTGTCTTCTCTATGACCAGAACGGCCTGCCATATTAGAATCAGTCTCGCGAACTTCTACTCGGCAGCACCAAACTCTTTTAGCTTCTTCGCTGCCGCAATTTGGCAAAAAGATTGTGTTAATATATTCATATAAGAAGTCAGATAAACCTTCACACCCTGTACGCTCTACTTCTGTGATCTTAGCTAGTTTTAATCTACCCAATTCCAATAGATGTTCGCGCATTGGATCATCTTGTGCAACTAGCAGAGTGTGGTCAAACCATTCTTCTAGCTTGTCTTTAAGTGGTCGTAGCCCACCAAAATCAGTTACCCAATTACGAGCATCCAATGTATCTGCTTCAAATTCGAAATGAAAACTCATGGCATAACCATGAATCAAATTACAATGTGAATCTGCACGCCATTGCCGATATGCAACCGGACCTATTTGTCTATATGTTTTTGTTGAGAAGAATTTTTTATTTGCCATCTCTTGCCTCTTTAAGTAAGTTTGACGACATGCAGAATTTATAAAGCGGGATGAATGTTCGGGTAAGACCGCTGGTTTGTTAAAGCCTCATATGTTTGAGAATTATACCATGTGTTTAAAGATGATAAAATATCAGACATATCATATACAGGTGTCCAATCTGCAAGACGTTTAAACATTGTACTATCAGCAACTAACGATGGAGGATCTCCATCGCGTCGTTTATTAATAAATGTTACAATTTCTTTATTGGTAATTTTTTCTACAAGCATTTGAATTTGTAGATTAGAATGCCCCTGAAGCATCCCTAAATTATATATGCCTTGAATAGAATTGTCAATAGCTTTTATGTGTGCAAGTGCAATATCTTGAACATGAATATAATCTCTAATACAAGTTCCGTCGGGCGTATCATAGTCTGCACCATTTAAAGTGAATGATGTATTATGTTTGACTGCTTCAAATAGTTTGGCAAAGATATGTGTTGCATTTGGTTCTTGCCCATGCTGACCTTTATCGTCAGCTCCGCATGCATTGAAATATCTAAATGCAGTGAAATTTAAGTTGTGGCATCGATGATACCATTCCAATAAATGTTCAACCATTAATTTAGATTGACCATAAGGAGAAATAGGATCGACCTTATCGTTTTCCCTCAATGGTGTTTTTGTTGTAGGAATGCCGTAAACAGATGCGCTACTACTAAAAATAATCTTAGTCTTTGGAATATGTTTAGCAACGAAATCTAAAAGCAAATTTGTTTTAGATACATTGTTGTGAAAGTAATGTCCTGGATTTTTCATACTAGGACCAACAAGGCTAGTGCCTGCACAATGAATAATTGCTACAGGATAAACCTTTTTATATAGACTAAACGCATCCATGTCTGTAAAATCACATTGAAGAAACTCATCTTGAAATGCATCAAGATGATCGTTGTGTCTGTTATCAATACCGATAACTTCGTAGCCTTGTTTCTTTAATTCGATGCAAGTCTGGCCGCCGATATAACCGGCAGAACCCGTAACAACGACTAATTTAGTACTTGGCTGCTGGGACATGATCTCTATAATCCTTACCGCTACGATACCATTTAGCATTATCCTCAAACATAATATCCAAACAACGATCAATAGTACCAGATGTCCAGTCAGACAACTTGCCTAGATTTGCTCGCTCTTGAACCAGCAATGTATTTAATTTAAATACTGCGTCATCTTGTGACCATGGAATATAAAGACATTCGCGATCATTAGCAAATGATTCTGGGAAAGATCTATAAGCAGGATACAAACAATTTGTACCTAATGCATCTGCCTCTGATGCAGTGTTGCTTACCCAATCCTGCAATGCACAATTAAACAATACTCGAGAATCGCCCAACAATTCATAATACTCATTCTTTTTAAGATTTTCATAGATTTTAAAATTATGAGTCTTTTCCAATGCTCGCGCGCGAGTCAAATACTTTTCGTTATTACTACGCAAAGGTCCACCCGATAACACAGCAAATTCTACACCCGGGTTAACTGTATGATATCTTTCAATAAGATCCATAAAGAAATCAGGTTGTTTCTCCTGATCAAATCTTGCAGCAAATACCACACGTTGTTTACGCTGATTAAATGGAATACGATTTGCTACACGACTACGAACTTCATCTTTATCAAATGCAAGTCCGGAGATATTAAAGATTGGCGCTTCCCAACCTGCAATTTTCATATGAGCAACCATTTCTTCGTTAGATGCAAGTACACCTGTAACAAATTGATCTGTCATTTTCTCATAAAGACCCATCCACTTCTGCATATCCCATACGTGAACAAAATCATCGGGGTCAATAGATTGTGCAAGACAACGAACAAAAATTCTAGGTTGATATTCGTAGCTTACTTGATCCATAATATAAGGCAGCGCCTCAATACCGGGAGTAAACATATCTTCAAAAAAGATTGTGTCTTCAAATGTTATTTCGCCAGCTTTCATCTTCTTAATAAGATTAGCCATTTGTGTCAGCGAATAATAACTACGCCCATGTGCATCAAGCACTTGACCGGTAACAATTGCTTTAGAGTCATCTAGAATATCACCATGAATTACTTCATAGTCAATACCTCTGCGTTTAAATGCAGCTTCGCTCCATTGTTGCAATTGTAAAGTATAGCGACCTTCATAAGGTTCTAAACCCATATAATATAATTTACTCACCTGCTATCCTTTCAAAACTAATTCTGCAACCGTTTTCACCATCTTCTGATACTTCAATAGTATAATCCCTATCAGGCCATTGTGCCGCACATTTATCATAAAGCTCACATGCCATCATTTCGCATGACTTATAATCTAAATGTAGTGTGCCATCAGAATACCATCGTTCCATAATGCGTTTTGCCTGAATAAATTCTACATCTCGATCATCATGAAATACTTCCATCTCTACGCGGAAATGAAAAATATGTCTATGCGGTGTTCCTAAGAATGAAACATCCAGCCAATCGCCTGTTGCTAATTTAGGATCAGTTGCTGCTTGGGGATATTTATGAATACCCTCTTTACGAAAGGTAACCCAAATAGAACTTTTCTTTTTAATTAATTTACTGTGTATAATTGTATCTGTAAAAAATACTGGCTCGTTTGAAATAATATCGGTCATGCAAATAAATCCTCAAGTGAAACTGGTGGTTGTGTGTTAACTGGTTCAGACTCCATATACTTTCCTACATTTCTTTCCCAATCTTCAAAATCAGAAAGATTCTTAACATCAAACAATGTAGCGTATTCATTCTCACAGCCTTTTTCTCTACAGAACTTTAAGAACAATTCTTTCGATTCTGTTAAAGCATTGACATCGTGAGTAAAATTATGTACGTTTGTTAAAATAAAAGCAAGACGTGCTCGCATAATATCAACAAATTTTCCGCCTGCTTCTAAATGAACGCCGACCCCTCGGTTCATTAAGATATGGTATTCTTCAGGAGTATAATTTGTTCCACATACTGCATTAATTTCTGTAGTAACTGTTCTATAAATGTTAGAATACTCTCTGCCCATTTTTACAGATGTGCCGCCATATGGGGAACCTGCTGCCTTTTTAGCGAATGAAAAATAAAACAATCCATTATCTAATGACATGGAATGTGTAGTAGAGTCATATGAAATATCAATACCTTCATATAGACCAGATTGACTAAAACAAATATAAGGCAGAATGCGACGTAATGCACCTACACCCAATACGTGTAAATGAAATGGTCTAGTATACGGCATCTGTGTAACATAGAATGCTCGTTTAACGTCTTCTAATTGTCCCATACCCAGAGCAGCCGATCCCATAGCAAGACCACCGATACGATGATGCAATGCCGGAGTAATTTCTTCGAGTACTAATTTTGCCCAGCGTGAATATGATTCTTGCGATGAACCCTGCATAATAACAAATGGTCTACATTTGCTACCCATCTTATCGAATGTTTCAATTTGCGATTTTACATTCCTGCCCGTTTGTCTTGCATAATCATCAAAATTATCCATGTCTGCATATCTACGCTTAGTATCAATCTTAGATGATACGCCACTTGTAGAAGTTGTCTTAACAGGAATCTCATCAAACGACATACCAATGTCTGCATATGCACCTTGATTCAAATAAACTTTTTCTCTAACTTCTGGAGTATTTTTTAAACCGCGAGTAATAATCTGCAAACCTCCAGAGTCAGCATGAATATTATTAATTGAAGCACGAAACTTTTGTAACTTAGGTCCAAAGTTCTTTTCCGTAAATCCATTATACAATAATGAGAATGTGTGGTTGTTTTGTTTATGACATACTTTAGCAATCATGTCAAGCATCATTTCTAATACATCGGGGTCATTACATTGTTCTGCACCCAGCCGCAAATATGCTGGGCCAGAAATTACGTATTCATATGTTCTCATGCAAACAGGCTTTCTAATGAAGAAGTGACTTCTTCTTTTGGTATAAAATTAGGATCTTTAGATAAGTATGTGTCGTTGTCTGTGTAAATTATATTATATTTAGACTTATTTGTCAATATACTTTTGACATCATCTATAGCTAATTGTGATCTATTTAGGATTTTAATAAAGTCTGAATATTTGATTTCGGTATAATCATTAATTTTTGCAGAATCAGATCGTGACAAAGATGTTTGAGTGTAACTAGATAAGAATTTTTTCCATCTATCAGATGTTTGAAAATCCAAATGTTTGATATACTGCAACGCATCATGGTTGCGTTGTTTTCGATCAGCATTATATTCTACTTTTAATACTTCGGCAACTTCATTTAACGGTAACCGAATATAATATGCAGGATCAAAATTAGTTACCCATTCAGATTTGTCAATAACAATACAAGGCATATGACCTAAACATTCAAAAAATGTGAACGGGTAATTTTCTCTTAGTGAAGGGTTAAAGTGAACCTTTGCAGATTTAATAAAGTCAACTTTTTCTTTACCAACAATACTAGCTTTAATCTCATAATCGGTAATACCAAGTTCTGCAAGACGAGCTTCAAACTTTTTCTTGCCGTTAGCATTCGTCATAATTTTTGCAGGCAATCCAGTCTCTTTAATTACTTTTAAAAATGCTTCTGGATTTTTACGATCTTCCCACCGACCAATATATAAGACGCCTTTTCTTTCTGAATAATCACTTGTGAGCAATTCTCTTTCAGACATAGGCATACTTAAATGTTCTACATCAACTCCGCCATTATTTTTAATTTCAGTTACATTACGTGCAGATTGTGTGCCAATATAACAACTTTCAAGATTCATTAAGTTGTTAAAAAATTCATTACAACTTTCTAAGAATACGCCTTTGAATTTTCTAGTATCACGGAACACCATACTCTCTTCATGCGTGTAAAATACTACAGGAATGTAACTATTAAGATCAAAACTCAATACTGCGGGCATAGCCTCTAAAGAATTACATACTACCATATCATAGATATTAGTATGAAAAGCATTCATAACAGCATCACGGAAATTAATCATCTTTTCAAAGTTAATTGAATCAGTAAATGCAAAAGTACCGGTATGATTTTTATATGACAAGGCATTTTTCGGAGCAATTAAATTTGCGCCCAATGATTCAACTAATTTTGCAAACTCATTTGTTGTGGGTTTGTCCGTAATAATATCAACCTTCCAGTCAATTTTATTTGCCATTTCAACAAATCCCTTTGCAAATTGTCCAATCCCACCATGCGGAACAAGGTGTTGATCGCTAATGCAAAACGCAACTCTCTTTTTATAAAGACGCATATTACTCACCAAGAATTTTAATTAAGTGTTTTGTTTGATGCATCGCATCATCTAAGGCATTATGATACGTACCTTCGCGTTTGTCTTCTGGAATCCAATTGAACATTGCTTTAGCAGTTCGGTAACAACGATCATCCCAGCATTTCCAAGGTGGTTCTCTGCCTGTAATGAAGTATGCATTACCTAAAATTGTGTTATCAAATACAGCACCGTTTCCCCAAATAGGTAAACTCTTAGGGCCAAACCATAACTCAAATTTATCCAATGCTTCTTGCAATGATATATTATTCTTTGTTAATTCTCGCAAGGCTTCTTTATTTTGTTTAGACCACCATGCAACGGTATCTTTAGAAATATGCATTCCAGCTTCTTTACAGCTAGCAAGATCAATGGTGCAATAAAATGTATCTACAATTTTACTACCTTCAAATTTTACTGCACCAATTGAACAAATTGCTGCGTGTGATCTTGTTGACATTGTTTCCAAGTCAACCATTACATTAATTGTCATTTACATCCTTGTCGGGCAATCTGATAAAACTCGTTTCTTACTGCTGGATCATTTTTAAATCCACCACCTAAACGAACTGTTACTGTAGAGCTACCTGTGTCTTCAACACCTCTAGATTTTACGCAATAATGTTGAGCATCAATCAAGACTGCAACATCTTCAGTATCAAGAATATACTGTAAAGTATGAAACACTTGCTCTGTTAAGCGTTCTTGAATCTGAGGGCGTTTGCTAAAATATTCTACAATACGATTGATCTTAGATAGACCAAGAACCCTAGTCTTAGGTACATAAGCAACTGTTGCTAATCCATCGATAACAACAAAATGATGCTCGCAATTAGATTGCACATTTACATTGCGCTCACATACCATTTCGTTATACTGCATTTTATTATCTACAGTAGTGCATTTTGGAAATGCATCATAATCGAGACCCCAAAAGATTTCATTAACATACATTTTAGCAACACGCTTAGGTGTTTCAATTAGACTATCATCTGTAAGATCAAGGCCAAGTGTTTCCATGATCTTGGCAAATAAAGGTTCGATAACTGCTATCTTATCTTTACGATCTGGAATTAATGATTTTTTTGTTGGGGTTTCAACACCCATTTTAACTAGGTGTTCGTGAACTCGTTGACCCAATTCTGGATCGCATTTAGTTTTATTGAAACTCATTTGATAACCTTCCTTTGTGATGGTTTATTTTTGACAGTATGTTACCGTTGCGTAACATAAGTATTTATTACTTTGATTTTGTTGTTGGATCACACCCGCATACGCCTTACTGACTTCTTACGGGTGACCATAATTATGCCTTAGTTTTCGCTTCTGCTCTAGCTGCTTTTTCGGCAGTAATTTCATTGCGACGTGCTTTAACTGCTTTAGATAACTCTGCTAATGCTTTGCGTGTACGTGTACCTGCGGCTGCATTGCCTTTGTTAAATTTCTCATTCTCAGCATTATATGCTGCTAAACTTGTTTCGATGTCGTTATGTGCGCTCATATTATTTTCCTTTTAGTTAAGTGCCCCATGCGTTTTTAAACAATGGGATTTGTAGTCGGTCGGAATATCTCCAACCTTTTTGCATTGCGTACTCTGCAACGCTGCGATTATTAAGAGAGTACAGCCGCTCAGTCCCACCGAGAGGCATAAGATAAACAGGACCTGAGAAACCAGCTTTACGATATGCATTTACTGCCTCTTCTGCTTCTTCTGCATCTTCTTTAGATCCAATTACAAATTTAAGATATGTATATCCTACCCATTCATACCCTGCTACAATTTCTGGGCAAATTGCATCTTCCCACTTTTCACCTGATACCGATAGTTTAGGTGAAACTGAAAATGTTAAAGCATCACAACCTCTTTTGCTTGTGCGACCTTTATTATTTAGTGTCCAATTTAAAAGATATTGTTTAAATTCATTAGACAAAGGTTGTGTTCCATTTGTCTCAAATGTCAATTCTTTTAATGCTATCATTTTTTCATTACCGAGTAATTCCGGATATTGTTTTTGCCAACCTAATAGAGGCTCACCTCCAGTAATAACTAGGTGTTCGTCTTGCCATTTTTTATACGGGAGTGTATCGACGATTGCTTCCACAACATCTTTAACATCGAGTACAGGGCTAAGATGCTTAAAACGAGGGTCCCAACTAGCATAGGAATCACAGCCAGTGTGTACGAGAGGCAAGTCATTATAATTTTTAAAGCTTTCGGCCTTAATCGAGATAACATTTCGTTCATCGCTTTTTTCGCCTTTTGGCATGCCGAACCCGTCGCAAGTAAAATTGCAACCAAATGTTCTTAAGAAGACAGAGGGCGCACCCATATAGCGGCCTTCACCCTGAATTGAATAAAATAGTTCTGAAATTTTAAGTTTAGCCATAATGACTCCGTTCAACAATACTCATATTATATAGTGTTTAATCATCTAAGTCAAGTGGATTACTTGAATCGTCCGAAATTATTTTGTTCTTTTTAGGAGTTGAAATTACCCGTTTTTCAATATCAATAGTATCCATTTGCCGTTTTAAGTAATCTAAGAACTGATTACCAAATTCGCCGTTGTCATGTTCTTGAAGAATTAATGAATCAATATCCATATTCTCAATCAATTTATACTTAGTAGCTTGTTGCTTCTTTTCTTTTTGGATACGTCTAATAAAAGCAAAGTATATAATTTGAGTATAATATGCGAAAGGATTTGATCCTTTAGATGGGTCAAATTTGACAACAGCAGTTAGACAATTTTCAATTCCATCTGAAATCATATCATCTTTAAATGTATAATTAATGAAATTAGATTTATAAGATAAATGTGTTGCAATTTTAATAAAGCATTCACCTATGTAGTTAGATACAATAGGTGGTTCTTTTCCTGCGGCCGCCGCATCAACTACACTTTGTCTATATTCAATAAGAGCTTGTAAAAACTTTTTATTGTCTACATAGTGAGACGAAGTAGGAATTTTTACTTCCTTAACTACTTCAGCTATTTCAGTGGAGAGTTCTTCCACGTCTTTTAGGGGGTTCTTTGTTTTCATTATGCTCTTCTTCAAGTGTGTTTATAAATTTATCTACAATTTCTTGGATTTGTTCTTTTTCCAAATCCTTTTCCTCAACCTCAGAAATTTCAGGATCTGCCCTGGAATCTATGAATTTTATATAATTATCTTTTAATGTTTCTTTTGTATCAACAGCAACTATAATATGATCTGTTGATATCTCAAAACTTTCTGTGTTTCCTAATGCTACCCAGGGGGATAAAATATATGATTCTACAATCATATCGCCCCTTGGCATTCTAATCTGATTTAATACTACAGGATCTGTAATTGATATGTTACGCCCTTTAAGGTCTTTACATTCATCGAATGTTTTACATATTATATCTTCACCACTTGTTAATTTTAAAATTTTAACATTCGGATCGTTCATTGAATAGGTATCCTTAGTAGTTTGTAATCAAAATGCTCATCATTATAAATTTTAATTCTTTCAATCATGTGTAACAACGTATAATTCTTTTTAGACTTCCATGTTAAATCATCACCTATATCATATAGATTGCAACTATCTTTTGTTTCACTTGTTCTCAATCCACGACCAATAGATTGTAAATTTCGAACACGGGATTTTGAGGGAGATGCAAAAATAATATTATGCAGGTTTTTAATATTTATCCCCGTAGAAAAAGTTCCGTATGAAGCCACTATTATAGCATCCTTTTCGGTTTCTGTCAATCGACGAATTTCCTCACGTTGTTCTGTATCAGTTCCACCATAAACAAAAAACACTTTTCGGTTTTCTGCTTTAGATTGGATCATCTCATGTAGCATTTTGCCATGCTTCTCAACATATTGGAATAACACTAAACTATTGCCGGTTTGTTTGATTGCAAGATTTCGGATAAATTTATTACGAGGTTCATATCCAACAATAAAGTCCATTTCTTCTTGGTATGTTTTTCCTTTAAGTGCTTTTTTTACTTCATCTGGATAATCCAAAACAAGATTATAAATTTGCAGATCAGCAAGCGTTTTACTTGTGATTAATTTTTTAGTTGTTGTAACTTTATAAACGGGACCAAACATTCCTTCAAGAACTAGCTTGTGCGTTTGAGTACCATCTAATGTACCAGTAGTTCCAATTCTATAAGGAGTATCCGGCATTTTATTTAAAATACCTGTTAAAGATTTAGCTTTAAATAAATGCGCTTCATCTCCATACACTGCTTTAAAATCTGCAAAGAATTGTTTAGGCAATTTGTAAATAGATTGCCAAGTACTAATAATTACATCATACTCATTAGACTTTTCGTGACCACCATAAATGCGATGACAATGCTCAGAAGTTTTCCAATTATTAATACTAGAATAATCTTGAAAATCGGAATACATCTGTTCAACAAGTGATGTAGTAGGAACAAGAATTAATTGCCGTCTTCCTCTTAGCTCATGCCAGCGAATTAAACAGTAAATAATATAAGATTTACCTGAACCGGTAGGAGACAACAATAAACGTCTGCCATCATTAATAGCTTTATGTATTGCTTCAATCTGATAATCTCTAATTTCTAGAGGTGTACCTTTAGATGCAATATTTAAACTTTTAACAAATTCTGTTACTTCATCCAACGTGCAACCATCTGCAGTTTTTTCATACTGCGAATCATCAAATATGTAATCGCGTTCTTTTGCAAATTGTTCTAAATAGTCTTTTAGACCAATATAAAGCTCTTTGGTAAACATAGAAAAAAGGCGAACGCGTCCATCCCACATACGAGATTTATACAGAGGATGAAACTTCGCTCCTGGAACTTCAAATGAAAAATGGTCATTTAGTTCTTGTGCAATTGAAGGTTCAGTATCAACTTGCAGATACACTTCATTCTTTTTTCTTACGCTTATTTTGTCAGACATTACATCATACCGTTTGTGAACTTAGACCATTCAATACTATTCTTGATATCCCATGTTCTACTGTTTAAGGATCTTATAATTTGTTCTAATTGATACATAACAGTTTTAAAGTATTCTACTTTGTCTTGTAGTAAAATTAAATCTGCATCAACCTGCAAAAATTCGTCCATCTCATTTTTCAATGGTTTGTTACCTTGCCATTGAGTCCAACCTTCATCTGATAATTCAAGCTGGGTCATTTCTCCCCTGTAATACTTGTATTTCTTTCTACGAAGGTTGAGATATTCAGACTCTGCTTTGCGTAGGTTAAGCCGAGTAGATGTTAAAAAATTCAAATACTTAGAATGTAATAAAGGTGTGCGAGCAGATTCATGTCCAAGATTAGTCTCATTAATCTTACAATCATCTGCCCACATTTCCTGCAGGTCAGATAATTTCATTACTGAGGGCTAATCTGAATAATCTGAGCAGGGTTGCCCTGGAAATTAAATGAACCGTAGTGATTCAATGAGATTGTTGGATCAAGCCAAATGTCGCCACCGATATCTTGCCAACGTCTGCTGAATGTATAATCTTCTGACAAGTAACGTTTGTCTTTGGGATCAATCATTGTGTCGAAGAATGCATAGAAGAAGTCTTGCAAATCTGGCGGAGTATTCAAATCATTGTTATACTTTAACTCTGGATATGCAGCAATCATCTTGTCAATTGCTTCACGCTTAATCATCATAAAGCCTGTAGCTCCGTCGTGCAATTTAATTACACCATTTTCAATAGCAATTTGTTTTGACTCACGATTAACAAACTTAAAGTTAATCGCATAGTCGGAACCAGCGGCAGCAATATCTCTATCAGAAATATCTTGACCGGGTTTAGAATTAATGCTATCTTTAATACGTTGCCAGTTGACGCCCTTTTTAGGATATGCGCCTACACAAACTTCTTTGTTGTGAGCAATTAATTTAAGTACATCTTCAACTTGAAACTCAATATCAGCATCAATAAACAACAAACGAGTGTAATTGCTTTGAAGAAAATATGCAACCAACACATTGCGAGCACGAGTAACTAAAGACTCATTTGCAATAGTACCAAACGCCAATGGGATTTGATGTTGATTGAAGAATGTCAATGTGCGAACCATTGAACGGAAATATGCCTCTGTAAGCATACCACCATAACAAGGAGTTGCCACAAAGATTCTTTCTTTACGCAAATCATCAATATTGATTTGCAATTGACCTGGTTGTGCGGCAGGGGGTGCCGCAGGGGGTGCCGCAGCTGCGACTGGGGGTTTGTTAAACTTAGGAACCGGAATTTTTGGAATGTTCTTCAGTCCAGGTTTATTGTTGTTAGCCATAAAATCTCCATATTAATTAAAGTTGCTCCACTTCAAATAGCGTATATTTAAAAGAGGCAATTGCGGTAAAATATTCCACACCGGCAGATGCAATATCAAAATCCAATCCTTCTAATGAGATTGGGAATATATCCTTATATATTATATTTACTTTAGGCGTATTTGTCGAGTCTAAAATCGTTAAAGTTGCATCCGAGTATGCCAAAACTTCAGATTCGCCTCGTTGATTCACTTTAAACGGGAATCTACTAGGTCTATTCTTTATTAACGCGTCAAACTGTGTATAATCTTTAGGAAAACCTAAAGCCACTAACCAATTGTATAATTCTAAATAATTGGACATATCTTCCGATATCAAAAATCTAATTGTAAACGAACCGAAGTCTAGTTTATCACCGATACGTGGAATGTCAGTAAACGGGGTAGGCTGTACGGCAAAACCTAATGCGAGTTGCGGCAAATTAGCTGATTGGCAAGTAAAAGACACATTGGGAATATCCTTAACAGAAAAGCGGAAAGCATTCGGTCTTAGATAATCATATGTCGTGGGTAATGAATTTGCATAATTTTGCTTTGCTACATTTACATTTGCAGTATACATTTCTTTCCTCCGTTATTATATTTATAAGGCAAAAAAGGGGAGCCTAAGCCCCCCTTTAGAAGTACCGATCTTTGTCGGCTTACTCGATAATATCGAATTACATCAAGTTCAACACTTGTGTACGACGATAATATTGGTTACGATTTGCTGTGAATGATGCTGCATCTGCATCTGATACGCCATCGGCAGATGTAACGTATGGGTTAGCAATTAAACCATAACGTGTCTTGAAGCCAATTTTTGGCTGGAAGCTGTTAGGATCAACTGCGCGAACCATTTGTAAAGGAACATATGGGCAGTAGAACATACCTGCGTCATAAGGAGAAGAACCCTTATAACCAACCATGTAAAACTGGCTTGCTGAACCTAGGTTGCTGGAATACGGATCAATATAAACACGATAGCGTCCGTTTAGAACACCTGCGAATGTATTGCCTGTATCGTCAACATTTAGACCTGTGCTCAAAGCTGGAGCGTAGTCTAGAACACCTGACATAGCTAATGCACTTGCAACGTCTGCAGAGCAAACGATGAAGTTACCTTTACCACGACGTGTGTCTTGTGCAATGTGGTTAGCATCGCGTTCAATGTTGAACAATAGACCTTTGAAACGCTCAACAGACCAACGTCCATTAGAGTCAACGTCTAAGTCAAATGTACCAGCAGATGCTGTTGCAGGTGAACCTGGTTTAGCAACTTTGTAAATTGTACGAATAACTTCGCGATTAATTTCAAACATGAATTCTTGTGACAAGATGTTTGATAATTCTGCTTCAGCGTCAAGACCGTGAATAGCTTTCAAGTCTTGTGCTAATTCAACAGTGTATTCAGCCTTTAAAGCACGTGATTTCGCAGTAACTGTTGTCTTATCAATGGAGAAAGACATTTCGTTGAATGCTTGACCACCAGTAGTGCCCATAGCTTCAGCAGTTGCTGTAGCAACGCCGGCACCTGTTGTGTAAGCGCCGCTAACAGGATTTGATCCTGCGTGAGTAGTTGCAGTACCTGCAAATGAGGTGTTAGCTTCATTGTACAATGCTTCAACGCGAGTTGAAGTATTGTTACGCTCTGTACCATATGTAGAACGCATTGCAAAGATCAAACCTGTTGGACCTGTCATTGGCTGAACGCCGCAGATGTCATAAGCCATTAGGTTAGGCATTGCACGACGTACTAAACCGATCATGATCGGATCATACTTGTCGATACCGCTTGTTGCGTTAATATTGTTTGCAGGAGCTGCCTCAAACATTGCGCTACGCTCTTCACGTAGTGAACGCTCTTGGTTCTCTAACAATACAGATGTAACTGCACGCTTGTAGGAATCCTTGATCGCTGGAAGATCAGGGTGCTCTAAAATGGCTTGCCATTTTTGTTGTAAGTTTTCAGATAAAAACATTTATTTTCTCCTTGATGGATA